TCTAACAATAATAAAAATTAAAACTAATACAATTAAACTATTTTTGAGCATCACGGTTGTCCCATGGTGCGTTTTCATAGCATCCTGCTGGTAATTTATCTTTATAATTTACACCTGCTTCAAAACTATTACCAGTTACTTTTATATAACTGCTTTCAAATGGCATTTCACGTGGTTTACCCCAACAACGATTTAAACTTTGTCCTGGTACACGATATCTCGGGTTGTGTTTTAAGAAGTCTCTTAGTTCAGCAAGTTCTGCTGCACGTTTTTCTTGTCTTGCTTTGCTAGCACAAGCGGCTGCTTTGCTCCAATCAAATGTGTCAAAATTTTCAATTGAGTATCCTGTTTGATTTAAGCATGCCTTTGTTGCTGTGTTGTCCGCCCACGCAGGTAAAGACACCGACAGCAATACTGTCATAATTAAATATTTCATTGTCACTCTCCTCAAGTGTATTTATTTAAATACCGTTATAATTGTACAGTGATTAGCCTTTAAATACTTGTATGAGAGTGATACTATTTTTATTATTATTCATTCCTTCCACAGCATGGGCGTGGGAAGATTGGGACAAACAAACCCGTGATAACTTTTGGCGAACTACTAATTGGATTATGCTAGATTGGCATAGTACAGATATGATTGCTGCTACAGGCTGGGACGGTTACAGAGAAAAAAATAAAATTATGGGTCCATATCCTAGTCAAGGAGAAGTAGCACTATACTTTGCTGCACGTGTCGGATTAAACTATTGGATGCACGATCAAGGATATGATTATTTGGCAATGCCAGTTAGCATTATTCATGCTCACGCTGCGTATAGTAATTATAGATTAACTGGCAACGACGATAAAATAGGACATATTTTAATTGGTTCTGCTATAAGTGAAACAGTATCATACTATACTGATAGTAGATGGAAAGGCTGTGCTGCCGCACTTGCTGTAGGTGTTGCTAAAGAATTAAGTGACAGCCGCTTTGATATGGAAGATGCGACTGCCACTGTGTTAGGTTGTTCGATTATTAGAATCGAATTTTAAGACCCGCACTGATTTTTGTGCTTGTGTTGTCGCCTGCTGTAACTCTGTTGATATTGCCACCAATACTTACACGCTCGTTTAGATGTTTGTTAATTCCTACACCTACACGCATTGTTTCTGCGTCATCAAAGTCTCTTGCAAAACTTGCAGTAAGTAATCCTGTATCAAGGTTTACACCAATTGTAGCATAACGATATGATTCATCACTTGCTGCGTGAGTGATAGCAATAGTTGAATCACCTGTCTCTGTCCACTCATCTACACTGCGGTTGCCTACGGTATATGCTGCAAACGGACGCAAGTTTCCTGTTGATTTTTCAACTTGGAGTCTACCCCAACGCTCTGAACTGTTTGTAGAACCTGCTGCTCCAAATGTTCCAACTGTTCTATCATATCCTAGTTCACTGTTGGCAACATGTCCTTCACCACTGACGGTTAAGTCTCTGTCGTCAAGTGCTTTGCCTACTCTTACACCAAACTGTGTTGTAGCCATTGTTCCTGTGCTGTTTTCACCAGTTAGTTCTGTGTCTGCTTTACTGAATCCACCTGTAATACTCATACCATTTTCTGTAGCAACTGTGTGTCCAAGACTGTATGTTCTTGTTTCCGCACTGTAGCCATTGCCCATGTCATGTGTAGTACGACTACCATTTACTCCTTGTGCAAAACCAGTTTGATGTGGTACGCCAAGTCTCAACATTTCGTTTGCTTGATCAACACGCCCAACAAACGGATCTAATGTAGTTGTTGTGCTTTGTGTGTTTTGTGTAGTGCCATCACTCATGTTGTCCCATGTGGTGTCTGTTTGTGTTCTTGCTACTGTTTGTACGCCTGCTGCAATGCCCATACTGTATGCAATACTGCTGCTTGAGCCAGTACTGTCTACTGTAGGACCGGCGTTTGATGCCGGAGATGTTTCCAAACTATCAAGTATGCCATTACCGTTAGCATCACCCGATAACAATGCACTATCAATAGTCACTGTTAAACTGCGAATCATTTCATTCATAGGTGCCCAGTCTTGTGTTGGCGAACAAGTTGTACAGTATGATTCTGTATCACCTAACGGAATATAAGTGAATGTGTAATCACCACTTGAAAGACTATTAAAAGTCACACCTTGCCAATAGTTAGATTGCCCGCCTACTGCGGTGCTATCGCTGTAATCGATTAACTGTGTACCCATTTGGTCAGTTGAGAAATAGTTAATACCCGGAAACAGTCCATTGGGTGTTGTGTTTTGATTTAGGTCAAACTTTGTAATTGTTGTTGTGTATGTTGTGCCATTAGCACCTTCTAATTTTAATTCACCTTCATTAAAGTTACTGGTAGTATGGTATGTACCATACCAAAAAGTCACGTTAGCATTTGCGTCACTAACATAACCTATGCTGTTAGTGTGTGCTAACGCTGTTGTTGAAAGTAGCGAACCAATGATTGCTCCGCCTACTAGATTTTTTATTGTTTTCATATTACGTCACTCCTCAGTCTACGTTAAACGTATTTAAGGTGTGTTGTACCTATAATTAAAGTACTAGTTATTTCTATCTACTGTAAGTGCGCAACCTGCGCTATTGTAACAATAACCAGTTACACTAATACTGTCTGCACTTGTGGTAACATTTTGCGTCAGTGTAAAATTATGTGCTCCGCCGCTATTTGTTAAATCAACTGCGGCGCTTGCACTGTTACTGCCTCTTTGATCTATATCAACAACATTATCATCACCTGTAAGATAAACATCTGCCCACTTTTGTCCACCATTGCCTCGTTGATATAAATCTACTGTGTTGTCACTACCTTGTATTTCTATAAATCCTGTGTGACCAGCCTTACCTCTTTGTGTGTGATATGCTATGTTGTTGTCACCGTTTACTATATTTGCTAGGTGATGCGGATCTCCTCCGCCACCGCCTCTGTTTACATCTGTTTGGTAACTGCCTACAATGTTGAAGTCACCATCCACGGTCCAGTATGCTTCGTGCCCGCCTGTTTCATCGCCGTCATAACTGTCGTCACTATGCACACCTTGACGTATTACTATGTTATTGTAATCACCTGTAGAATACAGTTGAGCATAGTTGTCAGTACTGCGCTGTGTCATTTCCAAGGAGATACTATCGCCAGATTGATTTATATATATTTCGCTGGCATTACTGCTGGTTGATGCTAATGCTACTGCCGCCGCCAACGCCAACACGATAACCGTATGCACTGAACCCCTCCTGTACCATATCTATAACATATCCTTGATCTACATGTAAGTATAACTGAAAGAAATGATCATCGCCTTGCTTTCTGCTTACAATGTAGTTTGGATCTTCATCATAAAATATATTTGTTTCTCTGTCTAATCCACGATCCTTAACAGCAAATAACTCAATATTTTGTGTGCCTAATTCGTCTAACCATTGTGCAAGTATTTGCTGCATTTGTCTTTCCATTTCATCTGTAAAGACTTCATCTAAATATGTTAAGTTATCTAAATCTGTTACCCAAATGTTTTTTATACCTTCAACCAATGGATCTTTATCTAATTCATCAAATTTTAAAAAGTCAATATCTAATAAGTTTGTTACAGGATATTGTTTTTCTAATTCTTCGTCGTATACTGGCTGCTTACGTACAATTAGCATTGCACGTAGCATGTCACTTGGCAGTTGTAGTATAACAGGTTTTGCAGGTGCAGCCCATGGTGACTTCACAACTGTAGTTTCAAATGCTTGATTCATTATAACCATTCCTACGTCACTTTCAACTGCAATTTCACCTACTTCACATAGTCCGCTAGTATCACAACTTGGCAATAGTGTAATCATACTGCCACCGATTTCGTCTACAATCATCATAAAGTCTGTGCCACGCACTGTAATTTTAGCACTCGGTGTACGTATGTTTACTCGTTGTCTTGAATTCTTTGCTATTTGTCCACTTGCATAACGAACAGCGCCAAGTGTTGCTCGCATACTTAATGCACCTTTTTTACTGTCGGGATCGTATACAAATTCATCAATTACCATACGTGAATGTTCAGTAACATCAACACGTGTGTCATCTACAAATTCTAATTGCCAAGCGCCATTGTCTGTTGTGATGGTATCCATCATTTCAAGTCCAGTGCCAACTGCGCCGTCGAACTTATTTTCTTCACGTTTAATTTGTCCCGGGCCAGTTGCGGCTGTAATTTCGCCTATACTTGCCCAAGATGTATTTGTTAGTAATAATAGAACAACTATGTATTTCCACATTAGTCTGTCTGTGTAATATCTACTGATTGATCATCACCTGTAAAAGTTGCATCTAAGTGATTATCATAAATGCCGCTTTGTGTGATGTTGTAGTAACTACCACCACCTGTAATTGTTAGATCAATTGTGTGTCCCACAACATCTCCGTTGCCATCCACATCAATGTCTACAACATTACCAGTTGTACCTGTTGCTGCAGTAAGTGTTCCATTTGTGCCTGGTGCTGTACCTGTACCTGCACTGTTGTTAATAACAACGTCAATTAGTGCACTTGTGCCATCTACAGTCATTTCTACAACATTACCAGCGCCATCAATTGTAAAACTTATATCTGCATTATCTGCGTCACTTGTTTCGCCAATATCAAAGTCAAATGTTGTATAGTCTCCGTCAATGTCTATATCTAGAGTTGCTGTATCACAGTTACCTGTTGTTGTGCTACTACACAACAAATCAATGTCATTGTAACTGCCCAGTATACTCCAAGTACCTGTGTAGTTGTTGCCCTTGATAGTTGCCGCTATTGTATTATCACTTCCAGTTTGTGTAATACTAAAAGTCATATCGTCACCATTTAGTGTTACACCTGTAGTACTATTACCAAAAGAGTTGTCTTGTCCGTCTTGGGTTATGTCTAAATCTAATCCATCGCCTACTTGTTCTATGTATATTTCATTAGCCATTGCACCCGTAGCGAACAACATACTTGCAATAAGTAAAATTATTTTATGCATTATTCATGTCCTTTTTTTACGGGGTTGGTGCTTACTTAAAATTCCACAAACCCTTGCGAACGCCTTCATAAACTAGTTCTATAACAGTTGCTTCAATTGCCGATCTTACTGCTAAGTTAGTCGGTTCATTTATACTGTAACCAGTTTCAACTTCAACACTTCGTGTGCCTAATTCAATAAATTTAAATGCGTCTATACCAGTTCTATAACTGGCTATACTTTTTTGTGCTGCTACACTTGCTAGTACTCTGCCTGTGCTAACACTTACGATGCGCATTCCTACTGTAACTGTGTCTATTCTATATTCTTGTGTTGCACCGATTCCAAAATATCTTGCGCCTTTACCACCTGTAACTATATTACTATCGTAACCTACAATACCGCCTTCTAATATTATACCAGCAAACTTCATTGGCTTTAACGGTGTTACTTCTTTTTCATAATTTTCTCTTGTACTGCGGATAAGTTGACGTTCTTTTACAACATTGTCCATACCAACACGTTCAACAACTTCAAACCATTTACCACCGCCTGCTTCTAATAGTGCGTCAATGACCCATACTTCTGCACCTTGTGTAACTGCACTGCTCAAACTTGCTGCTCCATCACTAGGAGCACGTTGTCCTGTTTTATCTAAGAAACTGTAAACACCTACAGTCATTGCAGGACCATCCAATGGAGGAAGATCTCTTAGTTCATATGTCATTGGATTTTCTTGTACAGTTGCAGGTTGATTAAATTTGTCAGGTAAAGTTTTTAGTCCTGAACTACATGCTGTTAGTAAAAATGCTAATGGTAATATTTTCCACATTAAAATGTAAACTCCCCAGGACCCGGGATAGTTATTTCTGTATAACCATCATCGCCGTCTATTGTAAGTGTAATACTGCCTGTTTCTGTATCTTTAACCCAAGCAATAGTTGCACCTTCTACTGTTGTCGTGCCACTATTAGCACAAGTAACACCTGTTTCATCTCCACAAGCGGCAAACATATTGTCTACCATTTGCTTTGAAAGTGTAGCATATATTCTTGATTCAAGATTTTTAATGAACTTGTTTAGTGTGCTGTTTTGTAATTCACGTTCAATACGATCCGCTTCTGCTTCAGCTTCTTTTCGTATATCTTCGCTGCGATTAAATTCCAATTGCTCAAGACTAAGTACGTGTGCACTGTATCCAATGCCACTAAAACTAGGATTTTTAAATTGATATGTTAAGTCTGCACTTGCTGTGGTTGCAAGAGTCAGAACAATAGATAACACTATTGTACCAAATTTCATTATCACTCTCCTCAACACTATTTATAGGAGAGTTCATAAAAAAAGTACCAAGCATGATATCTTGATACTTAATTATCTTCTGATAAATGCGCCTTCTTTACTGTGTATAGATGCTATAAGTTCTTCCCACTGTTGAGGACTCATTGATATTGTATGCCAGCGTCCAGTATCTTCATCTTCTTGTCTTATGTAAACAATATCATCAAAACTGTTTATGACTACATCTTCATGTGTACCAGTGTCATCTAATATTGTAATACAAACTTCGTCGTGGTCAAATTCAACTGTATACATTATTCTAAATCTAGTCTGTCACCACGAACAATATTACCATCTGGATTTATTTTTAGTAAACGTAAACTAATAAGTGCGTCAAGTGCTGTTGCTGCACCGTGATCTCTACCTTTATAATATCCCATTACAAATAATATCATTCCTATAATAACTGCAATTATGCCTTGTGTTGTGCCATCCATGATTTACATAGTCCTTTTCTGTTACATTTATAATATAGTGTAAGATGTCTTGAATGTCAAGAGTTATTTTAACATTAATTCGACACCAAACACTATCCCTTTATCTATACCGTTGTCTGAATAGTTTTCTACTGCAGGGCTAGCAAACATTCTAACATTATCTCCGATGTCATATGTTCCTCTAATAAACGGAGCAATTGGACCAAATGCTGGGTAACCAGTTACTAGTGCAAATTCTGCTCCAAACGATCCAAATTCCATTCTTTGTCCTGCATATACACTTAATCTTTCTACACTATTGTAGTATGCTCCTGCAATAGCGCCATCTTCTACAATTCGTATGTGTGGATGCACACTATTATAGTCGCCTGCTAAACCACCGTGAACACTTAAACCTAGTGCAAAAATTATACCTTCCATTGTATTCTCACTCTCCAATAGTATTTACTTGTTTTTTGATATGATTTATTTCACTTTCGATGGTTTCTAGTTTTTTATTTCGTATTAAAAACAAACGTTCATATAGTCTTAGATTTTTGTATCTGTAATCTGTTAGTACTTTTAGTGTACATATTGCCCACCACCACCAAACAACACCTATGAAAAACATAAATGTTCCTCCTAGTACTATTGCAATATCTAGTAATGTGTCAAATTTTAAAAAATAGAACAAAAAAACAAAGCATAATGCTGTGCTGGGCATTATGCTTGCTAACATCATCCAAATTGTAATTTGACGCTTAATACGTTCTGTTGTTTTCATACTAGTATTTACTCATAAAAAAAGGACCATTAAAGGTCCTTTTAATTGCTTAATAATTCAGCAGTATTAGAACGAGAAACTTACGCCAACTGTTGGTGTAAAGTCTTCTGTGTCTAGGTTATAGTTTGCGCCTGCTGTTAATTCGGCGCCACCTAGTGCATATGTGTACTCGCCACCTACGTTTTGTAGCATGTCATCTTGGTCACCGTTTGCATATGCTGTAATACTTGCAACATTTGCAACACCTTCGAAGCCTAGCATCTCTGCGTCTGTATCATATGTTAATGCGCCGCCGATTACTGCTTCACCTACTGCTAGTCCGTCAACGCCTGCACCTAGTACAACGTTGTCTGTGTCTAGGTTCATGTCACCTGCTGCAGTTACATCAAGTCCTGCTACGTCAAGTGTGTATGCACCTTGAATGTTTGAGATGTCTGTTACATCTGCTGTCCAGTCTGTAAGACCTACTGCAACTTGTGCATCGCCTACAGTTACTAGTAGTGATTCAGTCATTGCTGGTGCTGCTAGTGTTTGTTCACCTTCTGCACCTGGCATAACGCCATTGTCGTCACCAAATGCTACAGCAATGCCGCCAACTTCTGTGCCAACTGTCCAGTTGTCTAGTGTTACTGCATTTCCGTCAGTTGCACTAAAATCTAAGTCAACTGATGCTAGACCTGCTGCGTCTACACCTAAGTCCAGACCCATTGCACCACCCCAGTCACCTGCTGCTGTTTCAGCAAAGTTTAGTGATACTTCGCCTGACAATACTGGGCTTGGAACTGTTACATTTTCAGTTTCAGCAAATGCCGCACCGGCCATGCTAAATACTGCTACAACAGAAAAGATTGTGTTTTTCATGATTTTTTCTCTTTCATAAAACTATAGGCTGTACTAAGGTACAGCCCTTTTTTTTATTACGTATTACTTATATACTTTTAAGGTAAAAATCAATACCTAAAAATATTTTCAGTAATACATGTTGCATTAAAGCAACAACTAACCTCCTACATAAGTACCGTCTTTTGGACGATACCATGCTTTTTGATTATGTATACGACCTAGCAAATCTCTAATCATATTTGCTTCGTCTAGTAGTTTTTCTTTATCAACACTATCGTCTACAATTGCTTTTCTAGTACGACGATCAATTTTTGCACTAAGTGCAGTTTCAATAATCTCAATATCTTGTACAGATAGTTCAAACGTTCGATTCGGTTTCATTTATGTTTTCTCTCACTTCATTCTCAGGTAAACATACAACTGCTAATATTTGATCATTAAATCCTGCTACATCAATAACTTCTATAGCAAGTCTACTAGCATTATCTGGATCGTTTACATAATCCACGCATTCGTTACGTGTTTCAAATTCTAAATACGGAATATCAAACGGACCTGCTACTGACATATAAAAAACTATTAACCACTTCATAGTTTTTTCCAAATCACTCGAGCATACTGTGCATCAAGATCATCTCTAAAATCAATAGCATCTAATACATTATTAAATGTTTTTTTAATAGTGCGGTCTTTAAATATTCCGATAATTTCTATCATAGTCTTACACCACTATTACCTTTTTTAGGCTTTGGCTCCATTGCATATGCAAATAGCATCATTAGCAAAGGTATTCCATATGCTGCTCCAAAATAAACATAAATCATTTATACTTCCTATTAAAATAGTTGCGATAAATCTCAAACAGTTCAATTTGATCTAACGACTCGTGAATAATAAATTCATCTCTAGTCAAATATTTTTCTGCTATCTGAATTGCTTCTGCTCTAAGCGGGGACATCGAAACAAGTTCTCCTTCTTTATCCCTTGTTACCCACATTAAGTACGATTACCTCTCAGTGCAAAAAACAGACCACCGACCCACAACATAACGTGGAATGGATCATCTATCATAAAGGTCCATAAGTTTTCTGGCTCCAGTGTCCAAATAACACCTGTCATAATACTACAAATAACAATACCTGAGAAACGTGTGATTAGATCTTGTAGTTCTTTTAATGCTTTGACAATAACAAGTCCGCCAATTGCTAGTCCAATTCCAGCACCAATTTCGCCATACACAACAAACCACCAAACCAATGCTGGCAAGTCCATTGCTTCAGCATCTTCTACTGTAAATGGTAGTTTGCTAATACCTTGCGTTAGAAATACAATTATAAGGGGTATCCGTATGAGCCAGTGACTCATACAGAATTCAGGAATTGCGGAGGTAATTCTCTGTGCTAATGCTGTCATGGTAGTTCTGCCAACAACTCTTTAAGTTTCTTTTTTGACTTGCCCTTTACCTTGGCATCACGAATGGCATCTACACCTTCTTGTGTTAGATCACCTACAACTACAATGGCAATCATACCCATTGATTTATGTGGTGTACACTGATACAAATAAACACCTGGTGTATCAAATGTGTAGGAATATTCTTTTGATAATTTTGATTTCTTTGGTGCTTCCCAACCATCTGGGCCTGCGATAAACTCAACGTTGTGACCTTTTTGTGTTGGTAGCCAAGTAATAGTGTCGCCGACATCAATCGTTGCAATGTCCTCTGAATACACCATCTTAGCGCCATCGTCACGTTTGTTTAACATATCAATTGTCATATCTGCTGCCAACACTCCTGTTGGCAATGCAAATGATAGTGCAAGTAATGCACCTAGTGCTGCTAGTCTAAGTTTCATTTTTTATCCTTTACATTTAGATTTGATGGAGAATATACACTCCCATCATATTGTGATCCTGTTTTACCTTCTCCAGTTTCTACGCCAAAGTTACAACTGGCTACTGCTAGAAAGAAAGCAAGTGATCCATAAACTGTGTATTTGGTCCAGTTCATAAAACCTACATAAGTTTCTTCTGCTGTTTTTTGTGCTTGTGCTTTTGGATTGCTCATCTGCCTGTTACCTCTGGCAAATCTTTAGCCCAAGGAAATTCTACACGTAGTAGTTCTTTTAACTTCCCCATCCTGCAAACTCCTCTTTGTTTTTCATACGTTCGTGCCTAGTAGGCAAATAGGTTGTTTGCTCGCCTAAGCAAGTCCAACCAGTTTCTGCTATCCAATCTTTCATTTGCTGTTCGCTATCAAACTCCATGGCAACAGTTTCGCCTGTGTTGTTATTGAAAATATTATACATCATTCGGTCTCTGCCCATGGAAAGCAAGGTAAAATAATACTTTGCTTACAATACTTTTGATCGGCTAGCAAAATAGGCACACCTACCATAAAGAAAGCAATAATAGCAAATGCTTTGCCTAGGTCTTTCAATGTGCAGTAATTAATACGATCACTCATGCTCACCTCCATTACCACGTCCATTATACCCGCCAAAGCGATTGAATGTTTGTGGACGCTTATCTGCTTCACGCATTGTCATTGCTGTAATAAACACGCCTGCAAGAAATAAAACGTGTATTGAAGCACTAATACCAAATGCTATATAACTTCCTAGCATTGCAGCAAAAATACCACTCCATACAAATGCCAGGCATTGAAATACCATGTGTGCTACACGTGGATCTAATTTGCGTAGCGGCGAATTTTCAATAGTCATAACGCTTGAATACATCAATCCTAAGTCTTTTCTAATTGTAATGAGAGTTGTTGCCCAACCAATGGGCTTTGGTGTTTGATTCATATCGTTCTCCGTGTGTCTATGTATATAATAATATATAGCACGTCAAAACTGAAAATCAACAGTCTTGACGTGCGTTAAAACGTAGCAGTTACTTGATAATTATTTTTTATTTCCGCTTACGAAATTATAAAATAGTTCTGCTGCTTCTAGTACTTTTTCTGCACCAGGAACTTCGGGCATTGTAACTTCAGTTACAATTTCATCGCCGTCTTTTTTCATTGAAGTTTCAAACTGACCCCACTTTGTATGATAGTCATTCCACATTTGATTTTGTGCCATTTCTAATACTTTAGTGCGGATTTCGTAGCCGTTTTTATTTGGCTTTACTGTCGGCATTGCCGATTTCATCATGTCAGCAAATTGCTCGAATTGTTTTGTCATTTGTTCGTTCATTGTATTTTCCTTGTGTGTGTGTTTATGTGTATGTTCTATTGAACGTTAGTATTTAGTGCCACACTTCTGTTGCTAGGCAGTGGCCGCCCCCTTAATTATGCTGCTAGAGCGTAACCAGAAGGTGCAAAGTTATCGTTTGCATTTGTGTTTTGTAAACTTGCCTACCTGTCGAAACCTATTTCGCCCCCATAGTGTTTATGGTGGAGGCGTCCGGTACTGCCCCGGAGTCCAAATACGCTTTGTAACGCTTACAGATTATTTATACTACCATTTGGGTATATTTGTCAAGTGTTTTTGTGCACGAACTGCATTTAATAGTCTTAATACTTTTTGGCTGTTGTCCTTTGGTACCCAGCCGTTTTTTGTTTTAAATTGTTGTTTGCGTTCGTTAAGTTGAGCAAACTCTTGCCCAAGTAGTTTTTCTAAGTATGTTAAATCATCATTACTTAGACTTGCTATTGCTTTACTTACCATAAGTTTCTTCCCAAAGTTTCTCAAAGTGTTCTCTACTATATACCATCCGTTCATGATTTCCCCAAAGTCGTTTCATATAAGAGTCGTGTATACTCCATACAGTTTCTTCGTCATAATTGGGATTGATTAGATGGCCTTTTACTGCATAATGCAGTTCGTTTGCGAACTTCCATTGTTCTTGTGTCATGTTAGCCTCACATTGTTATTGTAACTTTATTTACAGAACTGTTACAAAGTTGTACGCTAACATAGTATTAAAAATTGAGGAATTTTTCTGTTAAATTTTCTGCTGCAGTTTGAATTGCAGTGTCCCACTGCCTAGGTGGTTGAGTGTTCCACATTAAATCGTGACTGTAAGGACAATTGGTCCAACTACTACGTCCTTGTCGATGTAGTCCAACAATTTCATCTTCTAACTGTCCTGGTCCCCATTGACTGTTGCCAATTATAATACGCCAGTATTCAGGAAACTGTCCTAAATTAAAAACATTAATAATTGCTTTATCACGAGTAACACTTAATGTATCATTTAATTGTACTGTACTTGGAATTTTAAAATCATTTGTATGTAAAACGTATGCATGATTTACTTCTACTGGTCCGCCATAATAAAGAGGAACATTTTTATGTAAACCCATTCCTTTACGTAAGCGTTCACTAACTTGATTATCAAGTTGTCTATTAACGACCCAGCCGCTAGCGCCATTCATTGAAAACTCGTTCATATAAATTACAGTCTTATTGAAACTGACGTCACGCAATGTTGGCATGCTAACTAAAAATCTGTCTGCTAATTCCATTACTTTGTTAATTCACCTATTCGCTTATAACTATTTTGCAATTGCTCTTGAAGTTCTTGTACATTTTTTCTTAATATTTCATTTTCTTGAGTTAATGCTAATAGTTCACGACGGTATAATTCGTTGCCTGTCGGGTCTAGTGTTAGTCCGCTATTGTCCATAAACAAGTACCTCCGTGTACAAGTATATTTATCGTATTAAATTTTGTCAAGAAAAAAGACGTCCTAGACCGGGCGTCTCTTTTTAGTTTGTTGTTATGTGGCAAATTATTTTGCTTGTCTTAGTTTTGCAACTTGCATCATACAAGCCTTTGCTTCTTTATGTAACCCTTGACGTGATAATTCTGATGCTGCTCTTGCATAACCTGCTACTTCACAGAAGTTCCAAAAACCTCTGCCAAATCCTTTAAATGGATTTACGATTGTGTTCATTACTAGTGTACTCATTACACCCATCCTTTTAAGTTGTTGTTTGTTTCTGCAAATCTTTTATAATCTGCATCTTCGTGTGCGATAGCCCAAATGTCTCCACGTGCTAAACCAATATCGTTTAGTTCACGATCACTTAATCTAGACAGTTCTTTTATTGTTGCTTTAACTCTTTTAGCATGAGCATAACTTCTTTTTAGATCACGGAAGAAGTCTAGTATTGCACTGATGTGTAATGCATTGCTTGCTGCAATAATTGCTTGTGTCATTTTTTTCTCTTTCTATGTATATATATGTGTATTATCGAACTTCTCTTGTTCTTCATACTTATTTAACACATAAAACCAAGAAAATCACTCAAGATTTTTGCATTCTCGATATGCACAAATTGCATAGCTAATTTATTGATTGAATAATGTACGAATACTTTCAGGATCGTCTAGTGTGAATGGTGATTTATCTTTTGTAACAATTTTACCACCACATACTAAATCAACTTTACGTGCTTGAATTTCTTCGCCAACGGCTGCACTTGCTCTACGGCTAGTTGCACCAGTTGAGTCGCCGGCTGGTTTAAAACGTATTTCCATTTTAACTTCACCGTTAAATTTAGGAACACCTAAATTAAAAATATCTTTGCCCATGTAAAACAATCCACGGCTACCAACTTGGATGTAATACACGCCCTTTGAGTTATATAGGTTAGCAATAAAGTTAGGACCTGCGGTTACCATTTGCTGAATTGCTCGCTGATAACCTTCGTTTTTCATCTCTTCTTTGGTGTTATACTCTGCTACAAAAGGAACACCTTTAAGGGCTTGTTGATGCAATGCTACTGGTTCACGTGTTGCAATTTCATCTAAGTAAGCATCAATTGCCGACTTGCGGTTTTGTAATGCAACTTGAGCAATTTGTAAATCTTCTGGTTCTACTTTTTCTAAGGCTTTCTTACTAGGAATAAATTCACCACTTTGTTTATTGTACGCCATTAGAAAACTACCCATTGTGTCGCTAGGCCCTGATTTACATTCTACTAAAAACGGCTTACCATTGAGCGTGGCTTCAATATCAGCAGGATCAGCGGCACTATATGCAGCACCGCCTGATTTAGTTAATTGTAATATAGGAAGTTGTGCATCTACGATTGCTTTTGCAACACGGTTTTCGTAATCAACACCTGCTTGTCCGACGCCCTCATCTAGGTCTAGTAATTCATTTGCTCTCATTAAAATATTCCTGTATTAAGAATATTTATCACATTTTAGTGGTTGTACTTTCATATACACGATTGAATTGATTGTTAACACGAACGAATGTTGTACACTTACTAAGTTGTTTCAATGTAGGTGCACCAACATAAGTGCAAGTACTGCGAATACCACCTAAGATATTTTGTACTGTTGCTGCAACTGCCCCACGATACGGAACAAGTACTTCACGTCCTTCACTACTGCGATAATCTTTTAGACCGCCAAAATGTTTAGTATTTGCTGCATCGCTGCTCATACCGTAAAACTTTACAAACTTTTTTTCTTCGAACTCAGGACGCATCGGTGGCTCAATTTCGCCAGATTCGATTTGTTCTTGTATCTTTTTTATTTCTTCTTCTGGCATTTCCGGAGGATATGGTGGTTGTACTGCTCTGCCGGTTTCATGTGTTTGCTTAATTACTTCGCCGCCGCCTTCATCGTGTCCAGCAAGCATACCACCGAGCATTACAAAGTCAGCACCAGCAGCAAATGCTTTAGCCACATCACCAGGACAAGTACAGCCGCCGTCAGCAATAATATGACCGCCAAGACCATGAGCGGCGTCTGCGCATTCAATAACAGCAGATAACTGAGGATAACCAACACCAGTTTGGATACGAGTAGTACAAACACTGCCAGGACCAATACCAACTTTAACAATATCTGCGCCATTTAAGATTAACTCCTGTGTTTGGTCTGCAGTAACTACATTACCTGCAATGATTACAACATTTGGATAGTCCGTGCGGAATTGTTTTACATAATTTACAAAACGTTCGCTATAGCCATTTGCTACATCAATACAAACATATTTCAACCGTTCGCCAACTTCTTTATAAACTATATCAAATTTATTTCTGTCAGAATCTTTAATACCGATACTCATTGCAACATTAGAAGTACGATCACTGATACCCTCTCCAAAATATGCAATTAACTCATCGGATGTATATGTTTTTACAAGGCAAGTAAACAATCCGCCTGTTGCCATTATATCTGCTTGTTTAAATGTACCAACTCCATCCATGTTACTACCCATAATAGGAATACCATAATAATGAATATTTTCTGACTCGTTGCTATAGTTTACAAAATTAAATTCTCTATTTAAGTCTACTTCTTTACGTGAGCCAAGTGTGCTACGCTTCGGACGAATCAAGACATCGCCATAATCCAAAAGGATTTCGTTTTCAATTCTCATTGTTTACTCTTCTTCTATTTTAAATGATAGTGGGAAGCCGTTAGTACGACTCACTAGTGTTGCTTCATGAACTTTTTGTTCTGCTATTTCGTAAAAATAAATTCCAGCAATACCTTTTCCGTTATTATGCACTTCCATAGTAACTTGTTCTGCTTCTACAGCAGACTTGTTAAAAATTGCTATTAGTAATTCAATAACAAACTGCATTGGAGTTTGATTATCGTTTAGTAAAATAACTTTGTATTTACTAGGCGTAGTGAAACTAATTGTTGTATCTTCGGTTACTGAAAGTTGTGTGCTCATATCTATTCCAAATCAGAGGGGCTAGTTGCCTAGCCCCCCGGGTGTATTACTTTACATATTCAATTTCAATTTTGCGAGGTTTCTTCTCTTCTGGAATAATACGCTCTAGTTCAATATAAAGCATACCGTTTTCCATACGAGCACCATTTACTACTACATCATCCGCAAGTGTAAATTTACGTTCAAATCTACGCTGTGCAACACCTTTGTGAATATATGTCCATTCAGGCTGTTCCACTTCTTGTGGTGTGTAACGTATCGCTAGTACACCGTCTGCGACTTCAATATCTAAATCCTCCAAAGTTACTCCGGCAACTGCCATTTCAATTTGGAAGTTCTCTTCCTGTTGGATAATATTGTAAGGGGGGTATCCTGTGTTATTTGAGTGTTCTACATATCTGAACATATCATCAAATATTCTGTCAAATCCAACACTGTGTGGTGTGAGTTTATTCAAGTCGAATGTTGTTAGTCTTGTCATTTTGTTTCTCCTTATAAAAGCAAGATTAATGTTATGGACCCTTCATAGGCATCCAATGTTTATTTATGTCGGAGGGCTAACCGTGGCCCTCCACGTGCTTATTAGGTAGCAACCCCAGTCTTATTAAATTGTTAAAAATGTTTTTGTTTAAGTTTTTCTTTTCGTGTTGGTGTTTTTTCTTATATAATTAATATAGTACTGACAACAACAATTGTCAAGACTAGTAGCCGTATTTTTCTTTATTTTTTTCTACTTGTTTTAACCAACGCTTACGAGCCGCTGCTTTTTCTTTTTTCTTTTTTAAACTAGGCTTTTCATAAAATTCTTTATCACGCATGTCTTTAAATAGACCTTCGTTATTGCACATCTTTTTTAGTTTACGCATTGCACGATTAACATCGTTATTACGAACTTCAACATGTAATCCACGTTTAAGTTGCTGTTCTTCATTTGGATTTCTTCTAGGCATTCTTTCCTCTTTTAATTATTCCAATTAATCTATTTCCGTTTAAGTTTGGTTTACTATCCCATTCAATTTCATTAAATGAATCAAACACTCTGTTAAGTATTTCAAACCCTATTTGCTTGTTAGCATTTTCTCTACCACGAAAACGCACCATTAACTTGACTTTGTTTCCTTTAGCAAGAAACTTATCAATATTTTTTAGTTTGGTTTCGAAATCGTGATCACCAATTCCTGGGCGAAACTGTATTTCTTTTACTTCAACACGACTTTCACGTTGTCGTTTTGCTGCATCTTTTTCTCGACGCTTTTGCTCGTAGAAGTATTTATTCGCATTTAAAATTTTTGCAACAGGAGGGTCGGCTGATTCTGTAATTACTACTAAATCTAATCCTTTACTCTCTGCAATACGTAATGCATCTGTTTTACTTAATACACCTAATTGGTTTGATTCTTCAATTACTCGCAGTGTATTAAATTTAATTTCGCCATTTATCAATGGCTTTGGTTCTGGTTTGTTAAACTTGCGCATTTTTACCTGCACTTGGTATGTTCGATGTCATTTATTCTCCTTATACATACTGAGCAACTACCATATCCATATAGTCCTCAGGTGATTTATAAATTGTAAAATCTTTAATTGAATTTAACAATTGTATAACTGTTGGTTTTTTACTATTTTGATTTATCATTACTAAATTTGCATCACTTAAAATTGCAGTTAGTAATTCAAATTCGTTTATACTATCTATATCAACAAATACATTATCACTCAATCTCATTACACTAAGTATCCATGCAAGATTTCCTTCATTGATATCTCCGTCAGGATGATATAAATTAATAGGAACTGTTTTAAATAAATTTTCATGTACAGTTTCCACTGATTGTATAAACAACGGATCTTTACTTAATACTGTTACAGTTGGACCTGACTCTAAAAGTTGCATGTCAGGTGGTGTAATAATGTATACACTATTTTCGCTCATATAATATTATTATTCCTCTTTAAAAGGTTTTGTTGGGGCTAGTTTACCTGTATAACCGTCAGGCCAAATTTCACGTCGAAGTTTAAGTTCTTCTTTAGTTAATTCTTTATCTGATCTACTATCAGTATACGGGTTATAGTTATCTTTGTCAACTTCTTTTGGTTGTAATATTTCTTTACTACTATCTTCTTTAAAGTCGCTATAACTTTGTGTAGGTTCATTGACCTTTAATTCTGGTGTCAATACTAGTGGATCACCAGTTGTTTCTTCAATTTCTGCTTCTTCCCATTTACTTGTTACTGGCTCTGGCTTAGGTTCAGGCTTTGGATCAGATTTCTTTTTTTTAGGAGATGGAGCAGGACGTGGATTATCTTCACGTCTCCATTCAAAGATATACTGTGCTGCAATTAGTAGTGCAACTGCTAGTGGATCAAATACAAATATAATAATAAGTATTACCCAACGTACTGCATCTTCTAATACATCTCTATCTGCATCTTCGTATATAAATTCTGCTAGATATTTTACAGGTCCTACTTCTGCTTCTAATTTACGTGCTTCTGCTTGTAATGCAAATTTACGGTTTGTAATTGTATCTATTTCATCGTTTGCTGATTTAATACGAGCAGTTTGTTCATCAATAATTGAATCTAAATCAACATCTTCTCCAATTTGGATTTCGGCACGTAAACGCTCAATAACATTTTGTGCTTGTGCAATTTCGTCTTCTGCTAATTGACGCAATCTAGCAATTTCGGTACGTGCTGCAGTAATTATTGCATTATCTGCATTACGTAAATCGGTAATAGTATCTTGTGCTATACTACGAGATTCTCTGTTAGCAGGAATGTCTGTATCTAGTACTGCATCGATTTTTGCTTGTATGTTGTCACGCTGTGACTGTAAACTGCTGGCTGCATCTGTTCTAATGCGATCAATTGTATCCAACAATCCTTGCTTGCGATCCTGTACTGCTTCAGTTTGATCACCACGTAAACTTGTTATAAGACCTGTAAGTCTATCACGTTCTTGTGCGATAACTGATTGTGCTTGAGCACGTAGTTCTGTTTCTTGTGCTTGTAAACTTGCAATACGATCCTGTTGTGCTGTTACCCATGCTTCTAATGCTCTACGTGTATTGCCTCCAAACAAACCATCGCTGGTAACACCAATTACAGCCTGTCCTTCACGTATTTTGTCACGCTCTCTACTTTGTAGTTTGTTTGTAGTTACAACAATTGATTCTTCAATTGCAGCAATTTGTGCTTTAAGTGTGTCAACTGCACTGTAGTCCGGTTGTAGTTCTGCAATACGTGCTTCATATGCTGCAGCCTGTTCATCTAATCTAGCAATGTCTGCATCTAGTTGTGCAATTTGATCTATATAAGGCTGTACTTGTTCTTCAACACTTGCTACATTTGTATTAGAAAGTTCTGTTCTATACTGTTCAACTAATCCATTTAAACGATCTAGTTCGGTATCCAAACTTTGAATTTCATCTTCGTAAACTGCAATGCGTCCTAGTAATGCTGTTTCTTGTGCACTAATAATGCCTTGCTGTTCTTCAATACTAGGCTGACGTCTTGTATATGCACTGTCAATACGTTCTTGTTCACGATCAATTTTTTCTTGAATACCTACATCTTTTTTATCAGCATCTTCTTCTGCTTTTACAATACGATTTTCTGCACGTTGTATAATTTCACGTTGGCGCTCAACTTCTTCGTCCATACGTGCTATTTGTGCTACTTGTTCTTGTGCCGCTGCTGTTTGTTCAATATGCGCTTTTGATAAGAAACCAAAAATACCCATACTTGTAATAAACATAAGAACTAGTACGGCTGTACCTAAATACAATCGCATCCACCAACGTGCTCTACTCCAATAACGGTGTAACCAAACAGCCGTTACTAGTTTACCAATTTCTAATGCGCCACCCATAATAATAATTGGAATGGCTGCAGCCGCAAAAATAGCAACTAGTCCAGCAACACTGTAATATATTGCAACCGCACTAATTGTAAGGGCTATTAAGAGTGTAAGTAAACCAAAAAACATAATTAATCTCCGTAGTGTGAGGCTAAGCCTTCTTCCACTAATTTTTTGTTTACGTCTATTTTATTTCCGTTTTCATCTAAGACGTGTACATATCCTAATGTGCGTCCTGCTTTTCCACGTTTATTTAATATTGTATTACAGTAAAATTCTTTACCGATTAATTCTATCAATCTATTTTTACAACGAGCCGCTCGTTCTTTTTCATCAGATGAATAACTTTTTAAATCTGGGGGATTAACACCAAATAATTTAATACGTTGTCTTACTAATATATTAAATCCTAGATCAATCTCTGCATCAATTGTGCTACCGTCAATCACTCTGATAGTTAAACATTTATATTCGTACATGGATTACTCCTTGTTACCTGGCTTTTGACTTGCTAGCCATTTTTTAGCCGCTGGCATACGAGGAGGAGTTTCTAAAAATCTATGTAAATCTTTTTGTATTTCATTAAAATTCTTTGCTCTGCTAGGATCTTCTAAACCGCCGCTATTATCAACTACTGAAAATTTAGAACCACCGAATACTTGTTGGAATGCCATTATATTTTGTTGCACATCATTCCACATCTTTTCAACAACTTTTGGATCTAAACTTCTAGGTCTTTGTAAGTTACGATCTTGTGCTACATCCAAACTAGTGTTAACAAACAACATCATTGTTTCATAACCTAGTTCTTTCAGCATGTCGTTTGTTTTTGAAACTTTAGCAACATCTTTACCTGTGCCATCAATGATTAAACCTAAACGTCCATCTAAATGACTATCTTGCTTGCGCTTGGTAATTTCTTTAGCACGGTTACGTATTTCTTGTCCTTGTGGCGAAAAAATAGTCTCAGGATCTAACTCCAAGTCTTGTTTTTTCATCATATATTCATATATTTCGTCACTGTTAATAGTACGAAGGCCGGTGCCTCTAAGTAGTTTACCAGCCACAAACGACTTTCCACTACCAGGGCCACCAGCCATAAACACTGCTTTAAAAATGTGAGGGTCGTTTGGACCTTCTTCGATAGGTTGTACTACTTCATAAATTTTCATACATATATTTATGCAAATATGAAGTTAATCTGCACGATAAAACTTGTGTACTCCTATTGTGCCAATAAATGTCATTTTACGTGCCCAACTAGGCTTTACATAGTTAGCATGATAATGTGTTGCACCTTCAGTTAACCCACGAAAATCTTCAAACTTCATAATACGCCAAGCAAGTGTTTGTGCACTTACCCAAGCGTCTTGATCTGCAGGCACATCTGCTTTTCCGTCACAATACCAACTAAATTGACACTTATTACGAATCATATTTCCGTTAGCATCTATACGTCCTTGCTTAACAACTTCGCATACTGTATTAGGATAACGACTGTCACGTACACGATTTAACACAACATCACTTACACCAATCTGATCAGCCATGCTAGATCCACGTGCTTCATAGTAGATGTTTAATGCCATGCAGTATGTTTCGGGAAAATGTTCTTCGCTGTAACCAGCAAACGTTTGTTCTGTTGCGTGTACACTTGTTGTAAACATAACCGCAACAATGCTCAGTAGAAGTCGTTTCATCTTCTGCCTCATTTTTTTTTGGATTGATTATAACTGTCCAAACCTGATTACTTTACGGACAGCACCTCGGTCATCGAGAAGTTTAACTTCGCCGTCTTTAACTTGTCCTTGTTGTGTCAAGCCATGACGATCTTTTACTTTATTCCGCATGTGTTGGATCGCTGCATTTTTAGATCCAAACAACTCAAATTCTTTCTTAACACTTCCGTGTGCATTATACTCAATAGTTTGAATTTCAAATGTTGCCATAAAAATAACTCCTAATACACACTTAATATAGTACGTTTGTTTACAAATGTCAAGCGATTACCAATCTTTTTTCAGACCTTCTTGTTCGTTCCATTCGTATCCTGCATAGTATGCATCAATTTGATCTTGTGACATCATACTACGTTCTACCTTTGCACTAGTACCAGTACCTTCTACATAAAAGTGAGGATGTGGTGACCTGCCATAATAACTATCAGCACTACCACGATCAAACGGACCACCATGTCGCAAAAGTTCATTACTGCTTTCGAAGTCAAGATCATATTTTTTACCTTTATATTCAAAGTATTCTGGCTGTGTAACTTTTGAAGCAATTGTAATTGGCAACTCACCCGACATTATTCTGCCTCCGCATCTGTGTCTGGAGTTAGTTTTTCAAATCCAATCATTGCAACACGAAACTTGTCGGCACCAATGACCATTATGTCTCCCATTGAAGTAGAACGAAGACCCATCTTCTTACCGCCAACATCGTGCAAGTCTGCTAGCACTGTAACGTTCTCATTGTAATCACCGTTGATGTGTGTTGTGCCGTCGGGCATTTCAAAAAACTCTTCTTTAATGCTCCACGAACCCATAATGTTATTAGTCCAACGATAAGCATAAGACATTGCATCTTCTGGAGGACATTCAAACGGAACCTCAACTACCGCTACTGTGTTTGCTTCTTCTTCGAATGCTGTATGAATTACTGTTACTTCCATTTTAGTCTCCTATTAACGCTTACATATATAATATAAGATGTCTCGATGTGTTTTTCAAGAGTTGATTTGAACTTTTTTTACAAAAGTATCTTTTAGTGCTTTTTCTGCAACACCTGATGCTAGCACTGTATCACGCATCAAACCTTTTGAAATAGTGTATGTACCATCTTCTTCTTGGTCAATATTATAGTGTGTTGCATCTGGAGTGCGTGTGTATAACATAATTTGCAAACCAGTAGGAGTACTATAAGAACTGGTTCTGCCATAATCAAAATGATCAAAGCCTTGCGATTTAAGTATCTCGTTAATCTTAGTACCCATGTTCATTGTATTCTTCCTTTAGTGCGTTCCAAAATGTTTCGGGAATTACGTAATAGCCTTGTGCAGCACGTGCTGCACAATATGCTTTGTATGTCGGATAACTAACTGCTAACATTAAAGTTGCTCACATGCTGCTTCACCTTCGGACAGGTCTACTACAACAACATTATCTATTACAGGATACTGTGTAATAAAGTCGGACGCTGACTGAAAGTCGGTGAAAAAGAAACTTTTTTGACGGTCGAAATCTACTACTGCAAACATTATTAACTCCTTTTTAACGCTTACATATATAATATAAGTGCCAAAAGGGCTAAAGTCAACCCCTAGCCCTAATTTAGTTTCTTTAGTTTTCAATGACTTATAATTTTTTTACAAAAACATTTCAAAATGATCTTCAATTGTCATGGTTGTGTTGACATCTTTACCAGTGTATGTTTCAAATAAGCCTTCTGTATTAAAGCAATAGTTGTAACGTTCCCAGAAGTTGTACACATCGGGCGTCTTACTAGCCCAACCTGCTTTACGCAACTTGATATCGTTTTCTTCACTTAGTGTGCACGTAGGCACGTTACAGGCTTGCTGTGGTGTAATATGTCCTGCTAATAGCAAGTCACGTACTGTGCTGTTTGGAATCATATGTTCAAACACACTTTTGCCTGTGATGTTGCGTTCACGATAATGGCTACCAATGTTTTCTTTGATACAGTAACCGTGATACCGACGCAAGTGATGATCAATTGTGTCACGTATTAGTCGACGTGTTTGTACATCGTCGTTGCTGTTACGATACGCTTCAACAGCAATTTCCAACTGTGCGTAGGTATATGCGGCTGTTGCCGCATATGTTTCTGATCCACGTGTTGCTTTTGTATAAACAGGTTGAATAAAGTTTTCTAGTGCTTCACGTAACATTATGCTACCTTGGCTTGAGTTACTTTTGTTAGACCTAACTTAGTAAGTGTATCTATCAAAATTTGCTCTGCTTTGTTTGCATCGGACATTGTTGAATACTTTTTAGGTAATTTTGTCCATCCTTTGTTTTCTGTAACAAGATATGGATTTGTATCATCATACAAACCAGTGACTGGATCTTGTTTCCAATGCTTGCTCTTTTCAAAATCTCGAGCAGTTACGGAAAAGTTTGGTACTTTGATTTTATAAGCAAGTTCATAGTTTGACATAAGAAATCTCCTTTTTGTATCCTTTTTGTCAATTAAGTTTTGTAAGCAAAGCAATATCGCCTACACTATTAATATAGTATTTTAACAACCAAATGTCAACCAAAAACGCAAGAAAAGAATCTTGCGTTTTCAATGACTTATAATTTTTTTATGCTAGTACCAACTCTCGGCTTGGGTTTACAGAGATTTGCAAGTTAGCACCACTACCGTGTGTTGGCAGTGCAATCGAACCACCGTTTAGCATGTATACTTCACGCAAGAAGTTGGACATCATCTGCGGAGCACTCCAAGTACGACCTGGTGAAATGTGTTCAACTTGAATTTTACACTGGTTCTTAAACAAACTGCTTGCTTGTCCAGTGCTGCTGAACATGGTGCTGCGTGGGTAAGTTTTTGCTACAGTTTGTAACACTTCTGTCATCCATCCTTCTGGCAACAAATCAAACTCGTCCAAACGTGATAGTTCATACAAACCAATGTACAAGTCTTGGTTAACTTCTTCGTCATCTGGATAAACTGAGATAATTGCTTCTAGTATGTTACGTAGTGTTTGTCCAGTCTTGTCAAGTTCAATGCCTTTTTGTGCAAACTTAAAGTGACTAAAGAACCATGGCTTACGCTGTTCGGTGCCCATGCTCTTACGTGCATTTTTATCACACAAGTCAATATCACAGAAATCAAATGCATCTTGCATCTTACGTGCTTGTACTGTTTTAAGTTCACGGTTACCCAAGTCAAAACGTGTTAAACGGTTGCGGTGCAAATCACCTGGAGTAAGTTTACTAATACCTGTTTCGTTTAGCATTTCAAACGCATAACTAGGAAAACTAGGATCTTCTGTGCGTACTACTTTTAGTGGTACTGCAGTGTATCCAAGCAAGCCCATTGCAACAACAGTGTGCTGACCATCATAGATTTGAATTTTACCGTCGTTATTTGCAGTAACAATACAGCCTTCTGCAATACGTACTAGGCGTGGATCAAAATTTGTAATAATTTGAATTAGGTTTTTCCAACGCAGATCACGCTGTACTTGATAATCAATTACTGGATTTTCCATGTCGATTTCAACCATTGGACAACCTTCAGCAAATGCATGTCCTGCTGCTTCAACTTGTTCACGTAGTCTTTGGAAATCTGCTTCTTTGAATCCGTATTCTGCAATCAAAGTTAAACGTGCTTGTTTAATAACCTCACGTAGGGTTTTTGTTGGTCGCTTATTGCTCATTTTGTTTCCTTTACAATAAAGTTACTCGGGACACCATGTCCTCCGTTACAACTATAATATAGTGTTTCTAAACCCAAAGGTCAAGAGTTTTTTTAATCTTTTTTAATTATTTTCTAAATCAAGCCATTGATACCAACTTGGATGCCTGACTTGTATTTCCATTTGTTTGCGTTTACGCACAAGTTCAAAGTATCCAGGTCTATAAGGCTTCGTTTTAGGTCTCCATTCTGGACCTACTTTATTACCTTTGCGACTGTTGCAAGGGTTACATGCTGTTACACTGTTTTCCCATGTAGTTTGTCCACCTCTACTTAACGGATGTACATGGTCTAATGTCAATGACGATTTAGCAAATTTGTTTTCACAATACTGGCAAACATACATGTCTCTCATATACAGGTTTGCTCGTGAAAAACGCACCTGTCTGGTGCGTCTTAGATAATCCTTTAACATAATCACAGCGGGGACTTTTGTCTCCCAGGAGGGACTCCGGACCATCCAATCATCATACCACTCCATTACTGTACACTTATCATGATACATATACATGATAGCCTCTTTCCATTGTACAACGCTAAGTGGGAGAAAGTTTACGGGTTGCCCATCGGCATTTAAAACAAGTGTATCGCTCATACTAATATTTATTTTTCGTCATCAAAGAAGGCGCTTAAATCGGGTTCATATATAAATTCTTCACCGTCTTCAAGTTCAACCTCAAACAGATCTTCTGTATCAAAATTATAACTTACATTATATACTTGTTCTGTATCCAGTGTTTGGATATCTCTCCAAAGTCTGCCAAGTGCTTCATCTGTCCAGCCATGATTTGCAGGTAGTTCAACATCTTGAATTACATTTAAGAATCCACACCAACGATGGTACTGATTTACATCATCGCTGTTGCAAGGATTGTATCCTTCTTTGATCATGTCTTTTAATAGTGCACGATCTTTAATGCCACTCTTATGGTATGCACGTTCCAGTGCAAAGTCAATTACATTATCCATTAATCACACTCTGGGAATTTGTATTCTACGATTTTCTTGATAGGTTTATAATGTCCGTTAAGTTTTTCTTTAACGTACGATTTGGGTTCTTCTGTACCAAATCTGTAGATTGCTTGTTTTGCAAAACTGAATATTTGTCTTTTATTACTAGACAGTATTGTTTCACGCATATCATTGTCGCCTAAATCATCTAAGTATCGTAAGGCATATGTAGTAATATCATCGATACTTAATGGGACCTCTACCTTTGCCAATATTTTACGTCCGTTGCCAGTGTCTTTGCTTCTCATTGTTGTGCCTTTCAGTGCCTAAATATGTATTGTCATGTGCCATGACATCCTCCATAATTTCTTACTATGTAAGATACTATGGCAAGATGACTTGCTTGTCAACCAAAAAGTATTGGTTTGCAGTAATATTTATTAAATGATATCTAAGATTTCTAAACTTACAGCCCAATTAACGTCAGTTACGTCATCGCCTT